AACAACTTTAGTTACATCGAACAAATCACGGATTACATTAACGAACTATTGGATGCACAAGAGAAAGGTGAATTGAATTACAGTTTGTGTTTCATTTGGGATTCAGTTGGTTCTGTACCTTGTAAGATGACTTTTGAAGGTAAAGGTGGTAAACAACACAATGCATCTGTGTTATCAGACAAAATTGGCATGGGAATCAACCAAAGAATTTCAGGTTCAAGAAAATCTGATAACGAATACGAAAATACACTTATTATTATCAAACAACCTTGGGTTGAACTTCCTGATAATCCATTCGGACAACAAAAGATTAAAGCTAAAGGAGGTGAATCAGTTTGGTTAAACTCATCACTTGTGTTTTTATTTGGAAATCAGAAAGGTGCTGGTACTACAAAGATTACGGCCACCAAAGACAAACGTTCGGTTAAATTCGCAGTTAGAAGTAAGGTTTCAGTTATGAAAAACCATATTAACGGACTTGGGTTCGACGATGGTAAAATTATTGTTACACCTCACGGTTTCTTGGCGGGTAAAGACTCTACAGAAGAAAAGGCGTCCATTGAAAAATATAAGAAGGAATACGCTGATTACTGGAAAGACATCATTGGTGCCGAAGGTGATTTTACACTTACAGAAGAAAAAGAAGATTGATTGTTCACCCTTAAATAGATTATGTGACTAAGACATTGTTGGTGGATGGGGATAACCTATTCAAAATTGGATTTCACGGGGTAAAAGAACTCTACAGTGACGGTTCCCACATTGGTGGGGTGTATCACTTCATTAATACATTAAGACGATTTTTAGAGGAACACAATCACGATAAAGTGGTTGTATTTTGGGACGGTGATTCCAACTCCTCAATACGCAAATCAATTTATCCACAGTATAAGGGTAATCGTCGTCAAGACATGAATGAGTACAAATACGAATCTTACTTGCAACAAAAGGCAAGAGTTAAGACGTATTTGGAGGAGGTGTTTGTGCGACAGGTTGAGATGGTAAATAACGAAGCCGACGACCTTATTGCTTACTATACGCAAGTTGCAATCGACGAACAGATTATAATTTTCTCGGGGGACAAAGACCTGACCCAATTGATATCTGAGAGAGTAACAATTTTTTCACCAGTAAGTAAAACCTATTTCAAAAACGGTGATAAAATATCAATCAACAAAGTTGGTATACCACATTACAACGTTACTCTAACGAAAGTATTCACAGGGGACAAATCAGATAATATTGATGGTATTGAAGGTTTAGGTGAAAAAACTTTAGTTAAATTATTTCCATCTTTGCTTGAAAAACCATGCACTATCGAGGAAATTATCGATATTGCACGAAACATCCCGCAAAAGAAACCCATCAAAAGTTTATCCAATATTTTGACTGGACGAACTAAAAATGGTATACTTGGTGAAGAGTTCTACAGAGTAAACTCAAAGATTGTTGACCTTACAATTCCTCTAATTACAGACGAAGGAAAACAATTGGTAGAACAAATTCATACCGATACAATTGACCCCACAGATAGAGGATACAAAAATTTGATGAGACTTATGATGGAAGACGGGTTATTCAAGTATCTACCAAAAAACGACGAGGCTTGGGTTAACTTTTTGAAACCATTTATGAAATTAACAAGAAAAGAAAAAAGAAAAATATGATTGACCTAAGTTTAGCACCCAGGTTAAACACACTTTATCGAAACAATTATCCGTTTCCTTATATTGTAATTGATAATTTTCTACCTGAATTTTTACTCAAAGAGTGTAGAGATGAAATACATCAACATGACTTATGGTATACTGATGGTACTGAGTTTTCAAAGGAATTCCAACATAAAAAACTTTTTTATCCAAAAGATGATACAACTTCAGAAGAGTTTAAGAACAAATTGCCTATTACAAAGTTGGTTTTGGATTACCTTAACACTCCTGAATTCATATCATACTTGGAACAACTAACAGGACATCCAGAGTTATTCAGAGACCCTGCTTTGATTGGTGGTGGAGTCCATAGAATCAAAAGGGGGGGTAAATTATCTGTTCATGTTGATTATAATGAACACCCATACTCAGGTAAGAAAAGAATTCTTAATCTTCTAATATATCTAAATGAAAATTGGGAGAAAGAATGGGAAGGGAATTTGGAACTATGGACAGTAAATCCACCAAAAAAATTCATAGATATTGAACCTATTTTCAATAGAGCGGTAATTTTTAATATTGAAGATGCACCTCATGGACACCCCGTACCTCTTAACACACCTGAGAATATAGATAGATATTCATTGGCTCTATATTATTTTATAGATGAACCAGTAAAAAAAGAGGAAAAACATACAGTAATATTTTATAGCGACAATGTAATTGGAGCTGGAACACCAACAAACGATTTATTCAAATAAAACAAAACACAAATTATGAAAGAGCAAGAAAGCACAAAAATGGAGTTTCTTTTAACTCTCAACGAAAACATCGTTGTGCAAAGATTTTTCAACGTCAGAGGTTATGTCCACAAGGCAAAGAATTCTTTGGAACTACACGATTTCGTCAAAGCTTTAAGTGATGAACTTCATTACTACCTCAAAATGAAGACTGTTATCTACATGATGGATAACCAAGAGGCAATCAACCATGACCCGTCTATTATGGAAACATCATTCACAGAGGGTCCTGAAAACTTCAACATTTACATCAAAGTAGGAGACACAGTGTTGAATCACAGACAGTTCGATGGTAAACTCTATCCACCTAAAGTGCGTTACACAGTGGACGTAAGACCATTTCTCAAAGAAGTTCTGAGAGAACTTACGGACATTTTTTCAGACAGAAAATTAACTTACAAATATTTGGAACTTGACCTCGCATAACAAATATTTAAAATAATACAGGGGGTAAGAGAGTAATATATGAACAAGAATTTCGACTACTTAGGTAACACATTCCAAATTCAATTAATCAATCAGATTGTTGTAGACAAAGATTTTTCCTCATCAATCATTGATGTTTTGGAGAGTTCCTACTTCGATAACAAGTATTTTAAAATCATCATTCAGATGATTAAGGAATACTATGTGAAGTATGAATCAACTCCGAATTTTGATACTTTGGAACAGATTGTTAAGTCTGAGGTTTCACAAGAACTTGTGGCGAAAATTGTTTTGGATACTCTCAATCAGATTAAGGATGCTCCTTTTGAAGGCACACAGTTTGTCCAAGAGAAGGCTTTGAAATTCTGTAAACAACAAGAGTTACAGAAAGCAATGAACAAAGCTCAGAAAATTATCACTGAAGGTGATTTTGAATCTTACGACAAAGTTGAAGGTTTGGTTAGAGAAGCTCTTCAGGTAGGTGAAATTGAAAAAGGTCAACAAGATGTCTTCACCGATTTAGATACTGTTTTGGAAGAGGACTACAGACATCCAATTCCAATGGGTATTGCTGGAATAGACAAACTACTCAAGGGTGGACTAGCTAAAGGTGAAATCGGGGTTATATTGGCACCTACAGGTGTTGGTAAAACAACAGTATTAACCAAGATTGCTAATACTGCATTCAACATGGGTTATAACGTTCTTCAAATATTTTTTGAAGACAACCCTAAAATTGTACAAAGAAAGCACTTTACCATTTGGACGGGTATTGAACCAGACAATCTTGTTTTACATAAAGACAAGGTAATGGAAAAGATTACCGATATTAAGGAAACAATGCAGAACAGATTGATTCTTAAGAAGTTGGCTTCAGATACAATGACTATGAATCAAATTAAAAACCAAGTCAGAAAATTAGTTGCTGATGGTACTAAGATTGATATGATTCTTTTGGATTATATTGATTGTGTTCTACCTGAATCAAGTGCTAAAGACGAATGGAAAGCTGAAGGTTCTGTAATGAGAGCATTCGAGGCAATGTGCCACGAGTTGGACATTGCGGGTTGGACTGCAACCCAAGGAAATAGAAGTTCAATTTCTTCTGAGGTAGTGACTACAGACCAAATGGGTGGGTCAATTAAGAAAGCCCAAGTTGGTCACGTAATCATAACTGTTGCAAAAACACTACAACAAAAAGAAATGAATCTTGCAACAATCGCCATCACGAAATCCCGTTTAGGTAAAGACGGTGTTGTATTCGAAAACTGTAAATTCAATAATGAATTATTGGAGATAGATACTGAATCATCAGTAACATTCTTAGGTTTTGAAGAACAACAAGAAGAAAGAAAAAGAGATAGAGTTAAGGAACTTCTCGACAAGAGAAAAGAAAGGGAACAAACCCAAAATAGACCTTAATTAAATATCTACTTTTTTCAAAAAAAACTTATTATTTTTTAACCAAAATAATAGTCGATTAACGACCGACTACATATTTATCATAAAAATCACGGATTTTTTGATAAAAAAGTTATATCTTAAAAATTTAAAAAATGGACATTTCGAACAGAATTTTATCGGACATTACAGTATACATGAAGTATGCTAAGTACATACCCGAATTGAAAAGAAGAGAAACGTGGCAAGAGTTAGTCACAAGAAACATGGAGATGCATATTAAAATGTATCCCAAATTAGAACAAGAAATTAGAGAGAACTACAAGTATGTTCTCAAAAAGCAAGTATTACCCTCAATGAGGTCAATGCAATTTGCTGGCAAACCAATCGAAATTTCACCAAACCGTATCTACAACTGTGCGTTTGCACCTATTGATGATTGGAGAGTATTTTCAGAAATCATGTTCCTACTATTAGGTGGAACAGGAGTTGGATACTCAGTTCAAAAACACCACGTTGATGTATTGCCTGAAATCAGAAAACCAAACAGAGAGAGAGGTAGAAGATGGTTAGTTGCTGATTCAATAGAAGGATGGGCTGACGCAGTTAAAGTATTGGTTAAATCATACTTTTTCGGAGGGTCACACATTCAGTTTGATTTCAGTGATATCAGACCAAAGGGTGCAAGACTTGTAACGTCAGGAGGTAAGGCGCCTGGACCACAACCATTAAAAGAATGTCTCATTAAACTTGAAGGAATTTTAGATTCTAAAGAAGATGGAGAAAAACTAACCCCAATTCAAGTGCACGATATTGTTTGCCATATTGCAGACGCAGTACTTGCTGGTGGTATCAGAAGAGCAGCTCTAATCTGTTTGTTCTCAGCAACTGACGAAGATATGATTGGAAGTAAGAGTGGTTCATGGTGGGAAACAAATCCTCAAAGAGGTAGAGCTAATAACTCAGCTGTTCTTATGAGACACAAAATGAACAAAGAGTATTTCATGGAACTTTGGAAGAGAATCGAGGCGAGTGGAGCAGGAGAACCAGGAATTTATTTAAGTAACGATAAAGATTGGGGAACAAACCCATGTTGTGAAATTGCATTGAGACCGTTCCAATTCTGTAACTTAACAGAAGTTAACGTATCAAATGTTGTGTCTCAAGAAGATTACGAAGATAGAGTTAGAGCGGCAACATTCATTGGGACACTTCAAGCGGGTTATACTGATTTCCACTATTTGAGACCTATATGGCAAAGAACAACCGAAAAAGATGCATTGATTGGAATTTCAATGACTGGTATCGGTTCAGGCGCGGTATTATCACTTAACATGAAATCTGCTTCACGTGTGGTTAAAGAGGAAAACGAAAGAGTTGCTAACTTAATTGGTATCAACAAATCAGCAAGAACAACAACAGTAAAACCTGCAGGTACAACATCACTTACTTTAGGAACATCATCAGGAATCCACGCTTGGCACAATGATTATTACATCAGAAGAGTGAGAGTTGGTAAGAATGAGGCGATTTATTCACACCTTAAACAAAACCACCCTGAATTAGTTGAAGACGAATATTTCAGACCACATGATACCGCAGTTATTGGTATTCCACAAAAAGCACCTGAAGGTTCAATCTTGAGAAACGAATCTCCAATCCAATTACTTGAAAGAGTAAAGAAGGTTCAGCAAGAATGGATTAGACCAGGTCACAGAAGTGGTTCAAATGCACACAACGTGTCTGCAACAATTTCTATTCGTGAACACGAATGGCCTGCAGTTGGAGAGTGGATGTGGGAAAACAAAGAACACTACAACGGACTTTCAGTTCTTCCTTATAATGGTGGAACATATATTCAAGCACCTTTCGAAGATTGTACAAAAGAAAAGTACGAAGAATTAATGCTGACCCTAAAAGATGTTGATTTGTCTAAAATTATTGAGAATGATGATGATACAGATTTGAGTGGAGAGCTTGCATGTGCTGGCGGAGCATGTGAAATTACATTAGTATAATCTATGGAAAACAACCAAAATACAGGGGAGAAGCCAAAACTTCTCCCTTCTTTTTTCTACATGGAAGATGGTAAGAAGGTAATGACCGAAGAATATCATATTCAAAGAGGTTATTGTTGTGGTAATCGGTGTAGACATTGTCCTTTTGAACCTAGAGCATTAAAAGGTAACACTACAATAAAAAAATAATCAAAGTATATTTATCACTATATGGCAGACGGTATTACATATGGTATAAATTTTCCTTTTAGGGATTCGAGAAAAGGCGATTATTTAGCACTTACTGAATTTGAAACTCAACAGATTAAGGCGGACCTTATTCATTTGATTCTAACACGTAAAGGTTCGAGATATTATTTACCCGAATTTGGTACGAGAATCTATGAATTTATTTTTGAACCTTATGATGGTTTGACTTTTGATGCTATTCAATCGGACATCAGAGATGCGGTTTCACAATTTATGCCACAATTACTTCTGAATAATATAACCATTGAACCTGCAAATATAGATGACGAGGTACCTGCAACTACAAGTAGGTCAATCCAAGACCCAAAAATGTACGACATATATAGAGTACCAGGTAAGGGAACCGCGGAATATACCGCTAAAGTTAGGATAGATTACTCAACTGAAAGAAATGCTTTCGGTCAGAGTGATTTCGTTATTATCAATATTTAAGATAGATGGCAAATAGAAAAATATCATACGCAACAAGAGACTATCAGGCAATAAGAACTGAATTACTCAATTATGTTAGGACTTATTACCCTGAGCTCATACAAGATTTCAATGATGCATCGGTATTTTCAGTATTCTTGGACTTGAACGCAGCGGTTGCGGACAACTTAAATTATAACATCGATAGAAGTATACAAGAAACTGTACTTCAATATGCACAACAAAGGTCATCAGTATATAACATTGCGAGAACTTACGGTTTAAAGGTACCAGGCCAAAGACCATCAGTGTCTTTAGTTGATTTTTCAATTACAGTTCCCGCTTTCGGAGATAAAGAAGACGAAAGATACCTTGGAGTTCTCACAAGAGGTTCACAAGTTGTTGGTGCGGGTATTGTGTTTGAAAACATTCATGATATTGATTTTGCATCACCATACAATTCACAAGGTTTTCCAAACAGACTAAAGATACCAAACTTTAATGCTAACAACGTTCTTATAAATTATACAATAACAAAAAGAGAACTTGTTGTTAACGGTATTACCAAAGTATTCAAAAGAGTCATCACACCAAATGATGTTAAACCATTCTTTGAATTGTTTTTACCTGAAAAGAATGTACTTGGTATAACAAGTGTATTATTAAAAAATGGTACCGAATATACAAATGTTCCCTCAGTTGCAGAATTTTTAGGGGCACAAAACAGATGGTATGAAGTAGATACATTAGCTGAAGATAGAATATTCGTTGAAGACCCTACAAAAGTTTCTGACCAACCAGGTATTAAAGTTGGTAGATACCTTCAAACTGCAAACCGTTTTATAAGTGAGTTTACTGCGGAAGGATTTAAAAAGATGACTTTTGGTGGTGGAACTAACACAGCCCAAGATGCATTGAATGAGTTTACAACTCTCGGTGTAACTGCGGATATCCAAAGATATTCAAATAACATATCATTAGGTTCTACTTTATCACCTAATTCAACTTTGTTCATTCAATATAGAGTGGGTGGAGGTTTAGCAACTAACTTAGGTACAAATGTTATTAATCAAATTGGTACCGTTTCATTTTTTGTTAATGGACCATCTGAGTCTACAAACTCTGCGGTTGTTAATTCATTGAGGTGTACTAACGTGACTGCCGCAATTGGTGGAGCGGGGGTACCTTCAGTTGAAGAAGTAAGGAACTATGTTGCATATAACTTCGCGGCACAAAAAAGAGCGGTTACTATTAGAGATTACGAATCTTTAATTAGAACAATGCCGTCAGAATACGGAGCACCTGCCAAAGTATCGATTACAGAAAACGATAACAAAATTCTAATCCAATTATTATCTTACGATAGTGCAGGAAAGTTAACTAATATGGTTTCTAACACTATTAGACAAAACGTAGCGACTTATCTGTCTAACTATAGAATGATGAATGATTACATTTCTATCTTATCGGCGGAGGTAATCGACTTAAGTTTCGAGGTTTCAATTGTATTAAATTCGGCACAAAACTCAGGTCAAGTTATATCTGCAGTTGTTGATAGACTTGCGGCATATATGGACCCTCAGGTAAGAGAATTAGGCCAAAACGTAAATCTTTCAGAAATCAGTAGTATTATTCAAAATGAAAATGGAGTACTATCTGTAACAGAAATCAAGGTTTTCAATAAAGTCGGAGGTCAATATTCTTCTGCAGAAACATCAATGTTGTATTTGGACCCTGAAACAAAAGAAATCCAACCTGTAGACAATACAATTTTTGCACAACCTTCACAAGTTTATCAAATAAGATACCCAGCTAAAGACATTAAAGTGTCTGTAAAGAACTTTGAGTCTACAACTTTTTCTTAATCAGTTTATTTAGATTCGATTTGACTTATTTTTAAGATGTGTAATTGTGTTCATGGAAAATTACACTTAAACTATTTATTGCATAAAGAATTTAATGGGTCAATCCTACAGAATTAGAACAGAGTTAGGGGTTAACAAAACACTAAACGTACAATTAGACCAAGATTTTGAATTTTTAGAAATCTTGTCTCTGACTATACAACAAACAGATGTTTACACAAGAGCTTGTGCAGACTATGGGGTTATTGTAGGTAGAGTAACCGCAAACAATGGACTTGGTTTACCAAACGCTAGAGTATCAGTATTCATACCAATTCAACAGGTTGACGAATCCAACCCTGTAATTTCAAGTATATATCCTTATAAATCACCAACCGATAAAAATGAGGATGGTTATAGATACAACCTTTTACCATACGAGGCGTCTTATACTGGACACGCAGCTTCAGGAACACTACCAACAAGAGTAGATGCATTAACGGGGTCAACGGCAGTTGAAATCTACGACAAGTACTACAAATTTACATCTAAGACTAATGATAGTGGTGATTACATGATTATGGGTGTTCCTGTTGGAACACAACAATTAATTATGGATGTGGACCTATCAGACATAGGTGAATTCTCTTTAACTCCACAAGACTTAATAAGAGTTGGTCGAGCAACAGAAGGACAAGTTGCTGGTAACAGATTCAGAACATCTTCCGACTTAAATTCTTTACCTCAAATTATTAACCTCACTAAAAGTATTGAGGTTTCACCCTTATGGGGGGACCCTGATGTTTGCCAAATAGCAATCAATAGAGCGGATTTTGATTTGAGAGATGATGCCAATATAGATATACAGCCAACCGCAGTCTTCATGGGTTCTTTGACTTCTACTCCTGACCAAATGAGAGTTAGAAGAAATGCTAAACCAAGAGACAACATGGGTAATCTTTGCCAACTTACAACAGGGCCTGGCCAAATATTATCACTTAGACAAACTATTCAACAAGACGAAGACGGAAATCCAATTCTTGAACAATATGAATTAGAACAAGCTGGAAATGTAATTGATGGAAACGGAGTTTGGTTAACGGAATTGCCAATGAACTTGGATTATATTGTTACAAACGAATTTGGAGAGAGAGTAATATCAAATGACCCAACAGTAGGTATTCCAACAAAAGGTAAGTATAGATTTAAAATAAAATGGCAACAACCACCGACACTTACAGAACAAACAAGAAGACCGTACTACCTTATTCCAAATATTAAAGAGTATGGATGGAATAGCCAATCACAAGACCCTAATATTGCAACTACAGCATCACAAACACAAAAGGATAGACTGAATAGTACTTATTACTTCGGATTGGATTGGTCAGGATATACACAAGGTTTTACTGGACAAGAACAAATAGATAGACTTACCGAAGTTATCAACTGTGAAGATACGTTTTATGAATTTGTTTTTAATAAAGTTTATACGGTTTCTAGTTTCATAGATGAATTCAAAAATGGAGCTAAGGGAAGGTTCATAGGGATTAAAGAGATTGATAGTCAAGATTGTGAAAGTACTGTTAACAAATTTCCTGTTAACGAAGGTTTTAGAAACTTCGATTTGTTATACTTCTTATTTGCTTTGATAATTCAAGTACTACAACTTGTAGGAATTCCATTGTTAGTTGTGTTCCATTTCATTGCATTTCTATGGAACAATTTCGCAGTACCTTTCTTAGTCTTTATTATTGCTTATTTCTTTAGGGAAGCAATACAGAATTTCATTGCTGTCGGATTAGTATTTCCAGCATTTGGGTTAATTGCTCCATTTATAGTTAAAGGTCTTATAAATTTAGGTATTGCAATACTCCTTACGTTAAATTTCAGAAAAGTTGTGAGATACAGGTTTGGTAAATTTAAAATACCAATGATACAGTATCCTGATTGCCAAGCGTGTGAATGTGAAGAGGAAAAAACAAGAGAGGGTGGAGATGTTAATGCGACAAGTCTACTAACACAACTTACAAACCCTGGTTTATATTACGATAGAGCACTTCCTATTGTAAGTAGAAATACTTACACTAATGTAGATAATGATGAGGACACCGACCTTCCAACTGAAAATGATAGTTCAGTCTTGACTATATTGTTTACTCAGGCGATAGCTGGTATGCCAATTTCCTATAATGATAATAGGATTTACAAAACTCCAGAATCCCAAGTCTTTAGACTTCCTGATAGTGGGACTGCTCCAAGACAAGCGTTTGCGTTCAGTCAACAATTAACTTACGGAGATAGGGTTAATATTTTCAACGGAAGGAAAAAATATTTTGATGGTGTAAATAGAATTTCTGTTTCATTTAACCATCTTGATAACATCGGAAAGAGTCACTTCGACAATACCATAACAGTACTAACCAATACAAAATTAGCATCAGGTTCTTTGTATACAACGACCGACCCGTTTAGGTCAGGAGATGTTAACTTTACTTATACTGCGGTAACAGGAACTGAATTTATTACAGGAATAAGTGGTTATTCTAAACAGGTAGGTGCTGGTTCTGTTACAATAAATTATTGTAATATAAGTAATCAGACACAAGCACAGTCCTTACAATATTTCTTAAATACAGGTACAACCGAGGACAATTACAAGTTTCCCATGGATGTGGAATATTTTCAAGTAGTAACCGCCCTTACAATTTCTGAAGCAGCACAACTTTGGAACACAAGTAATTCATCAACCTTCGCAGGTATTATGAGTTCTTGTACTCAGACTTTTTACAATGTAAGGAAAAACTTTCCAGGAAGTTGGGGACAAGAAGATTCAGGACCTAATTTTTGTTTAAGTCAATTGTTTGAAGATTTTCAAAATCAATATATAACAATTTTCCAAAGAGGAGTAGACCCTTATTCACCAAGATATAATAATAAGTATGGTATTGGTAAAATCTTAGGATTAGCTAATGAGAATGATTTGGTAATAACTGCGTCTACAAGATTAAACGTCCCAATTCAACCAATTTCTTCTGGTCTATCAGTTCAAAATCATAGAGTAACCAATAACATATTTTATCCGTCTTACTTTTGGGAAGCGGGTAATGGATTCTCTTCATTTACAACATCAAGCGTCGGATATTATAGCGCATTCGATGCTAACTATACAATAGCACCAATCAATAGACCTAATTTTGATGGACTTCAAGGAGCAACATCTGTGAGTTACAACGACAGTTATCGTAGTTCTATTTCACCAGCTTACTATGACGCTTCAGAAGACTTATCTGGTGTTGGGTACTTGTATACAGATACGGGAAAAGGTAAAAAACCAAAACAAGTGAACATGTGGGCTTACAGTCCAAGTCTTGTTGGTTCATTTACCGCTAACCCATTGACTATCACGTCAAAAGTTAACAACGTGATGAGAACAGACCGACTACCAACTTCCGACTATTTGGACGGTAATGGTTGGAATTATAATCAGGATGCCGCTGTTTTACAAAAAAACGTAGGGTTCCAACTTTATTTACTTAATACCGATTCTGATGATTTTACATCAGATAGATACGATACTGGTGCCGATATGGTTACACCAGACATTGACGGGCAACTTTACGAAAGTGAGGTTTTAACGAGCTTGAATACTTGTTCCAACATGGTTGGACTAAATTGTTATTCAGGTTTTGGTTCTACATTTGGAATCGACGTGACTTGTAAAGAAACCGAC